GCTCGCGTGGGGCCGGAAACAAAACCTCCTTCGGCAAATGGCGTGAAGGACGTGGGCATGGGGTTGATGTTGCCGACGGCGGCGAGAGGCCCCGAAGGAGCAAATCCACCACCACCGCCTAATCCGCCGCCGATAGAGCCGCTGATGAAGCCGAGGACTGTTTCGAGGATGTAAATCTCGATCAGTTTGGCGATCATCTTGGATGCCATGTCCATGAAGTGGTCGCCGACTCCCTGGAAGAAGGCAGCCAAGGCTTGCTGACCTGTCATTGCCCCACTGACTAGGCCCATGAAGGCTTGCTGGAAAGCGTCGCCAATGGCTCGGGCTCCAGCGATTGTTTGGTTGATGGGATCGGTGAGTGTGTTTAGTTCGCCTCGTGCCACGGCAACAGCATCTTGGAGGCGTTGTGCATCTGTAGGGCCTTGGCCGGGACCGGCAGCAGCACCACCTTCAATGGCTTTCTTTTTCTTGTTGAGTAGATTCAGTTCTTCCTGAAGTTTCGTTACGGATAATCCACGGGCCTCTGCCTCTGTTATTGCGGCTTGCGTAACAACGAGCTGGGCTTCTACTGTTTTAAGTTGCTCTCCTACGATCTGTTCGAATTTGGCAAGACGTTCTGCTTCGGCGGGAAGCAGTCCTTCTGCTACCAAGCGGGAATATGTTTTGGCGTATTGCAGTTCTGCTTCTTGTTGCTGGCGCATGTCGGTGAAAATCTGCGCCGAGCTTCGCACAGCTTCTTGAATAGATAGTTCTTTTTCGAACCGTTCTTGTTTAATAGCGCGAATTTTATCTTCTTTTTGCAGTTGCGCGTCTACGATGCGAGCTTCGGCAATCTTGTTAATTACAGCCTTCTCGCTTTCGTAATTAGCGCCAAGCAAGGCTTTATTGCGGTCGCGCTCGATGTCTGCAATTTGTTTGGCTAGTTCAACTTCGGCTGCTAATAGTTCCCTGCCGTCAAATAGCAGGTCGCGGATTTGATCTTCGGCTTTTCCAATGGCAACTACTGCGTTGAACTCTTCGATCAGTTGCTGGGTGCGATCCTCTGGAGGTGCGGCTCCTTTTTTGCCGCCTCCGCCGCCTCCGTCTGCAGGGACTTGCCCTGGAACTTGGATGCGACCTACCCGGGCCATAGCTGGCGCACCTTGGGTTAGCGCTCGAAGTTGTTTGGCTGTACCACGGGCACCCTGTTTGAAACCTTCAAGGCCCCTTACGGCAAGGTCTCTAGCCGGGCCAAAAGCTAATGGATTGGCTTTGTAGAAAGCGGCGATGTTATTTGCTGTTGATGCCAGGGCATCGGTTACACGGGCGGCTGCATTGACCGCACCATTCACCATATTTACGTAAAGCTGGCTGAAGAAATTGGCTATATTTCCGGTTACGTTTGCCGATACACCGACAAGACTGCCGATAATTACAGCGAAAGCATTTGCAGATGTACTGGCACCTTGTTTTAGGTTGTTCCATGTCTGCTCCCACGACGATGTAACACGCTTGGTTACTTCGTCGGAGCGATTAGCGATGCGTACCAAGGCATCTGAAAGGGCTTGTGCTGTTATACCGCCGTCCTTTGCGAGCGCTAAAATTTCGTCTCTATTTTTACCGTATGCTTTTTCGAGTTCGTCAAGAATAGGAATACCTTGGGCTGTAAATTTATTGATGTCTGCAATACCTACTTTGCCCTTGGCAATAAAATTGCCGTATGCAGCAGTAACTTTGTCGATTTTGCCACCGTAGTCTTCCGTTAATTTGCTAACGAGTTTGATTGCCTCAATCTCTTCGCCGTCCGCAAAACCAATACCACGGATAGTTTGGACGGCTGCACCAAACTTGTCGGCGTCCTGGCCGGCAGCCCGGAATGCGGCAGCCAGTTGTGCGGTGCCCTCGGCGGCCAGCCCCATGTCATCGGCAAGATCCTTAACGGCTTTACCTTTAGAAGCAATGTCGCCGAGCAGGGTGCCAAGCAGAGAGCCGGCGAAGCTGCCGCCTGGACCTGCTAGTCCGCCTACCAAACCGCCGACCGCACCGCCAGCGGCTGCTCCAGCGCCTTGACCGAACAGCAGGGGAAAAGCACCACCGATAATCGAGCCGCTGATTGCACCGCTGATTCGACCACCACCCCCGGCACCACGCGGTATGCCGGCGCCTGCGGCTAAAGCAGCGGGAGATCCAGGGATACTACGAGATCCACGTAAAGGGGAACTCGGGCCTGTTCGCATGTAGCCGGGCAGGGCTGGGCCCTGCATACCGACGCCAGCGTTGGCGGTGGCAATAACGCGACGGCGGTTGGCAATTTCTTGCGCGATTAGAAAATTCTGACGAGTGCGGGCTGCATTAGCAGCTCCCATAGCCGTGACATATTCTCGAATTGCTTTTGTTTCCGCTTGTGATCCAAGCGTTACATTATTTATAGCTCTCGCAGCTCTATTTAACTGTGTTTCGTAGTTTCCTAAGGTTTGACGAAGTGCTCCGCGTTGTGCTGCAATACGATTAAGACTTTCAAACGCTTGTGTGGTTTGCGTTATAGAAGAACGCAGCCGTTCTAGCTCTCTCTGACCCCTTACCCCTATTTCAATATCGGCTCTATATGCAGCCACGATTCCGATCGACTATTAGGTACTTCAGTTTACGGCAGAAAGAAGCCGCCGGGGTTAGCGGCGGCGTTTGGCTTTTTCCAGTTCCTTGGCTTGGTCTTCGTTCAGGATCTGGAAGTAGGCGCTCCAGCCGAGGAGTTCTTCGGCGGTCATCGTGGTCCGAACTTCGGTCAGACTCATGCCCAGTTCCTTGGCGACGCCAAACTGGAGCATGAGCCAGTTGTCCTTGCGGAGTTCGGCGCTCAGGATTTTGGGTCCAGGGCCTCGGCGTCGTCCATGATGATCGCCAGCATCAGAGACTGGAGGTCTTTGTCCTTGACCTCGTTCTTTAGGACGTCGATTTCGCCAGCACTGAACAGGCGGGCTCCGGTCTCGTCGAGGGCTTTGGTGATGAGAAGCTGGAGGGCGAAGGCGTTGGCGTCGTCGGACTTGGCCTGCTTTTGGGCACGCTCGCGCTCGGCCATCGTCAGCGGGGTGACCCACATCTCAAACTTGCTACCGTCTGACAGTTCGACGGACTTTTTGGTGGGCTCCAGGTTGGCGGCCTTACGGAGGCGGTCAATGGCGCGGACGGGAACAGGCATACAAAGTGCTTGTTGATCGCTCTACTGTAACGGAATAGACAGCAAAAAGCCCCAGTTGCCTGGGGCGGTTTGCCTAGTTGGGGCCTTATGGGGATCAGGCGCTGGTGGCGAAGTCGAAGGTGGGGGTTCCAGCGGGACGGAAGTTGACGGTCACCGATTGGGCGTCGTCGGGGTTGATGTTCAGGCTGGCCGAGGTCAGCGTGGCATCAAAGCTGATCGAGCGGGAGAGGGTCTCGCTAAGGGTGCCGCCGCTGAACACGCGATCGGTGTACAGCTTGAAGGCTGCACCCGTTTGCTGGCGCTGGAGCACGTCCTCGATCATCCGGTTAGACAGGGCTGCGTCCTCGTTGGTCATGTAGACCGTGGCAGTTCCAGTGCCGTCGCCGAAGCCGGCGATGTAGCTGCGGAAAGGCACGTACTGACCGGGGGTTTGGCCGATCGTGGTGACGTCGATCTCAGCACGGCTGATCTCGAAGCTCCAGTCGCGGACTTGGCCCACAGCGGCGTAGTCGGCGTAGTCAACGGAGAATTCGTTGGGGGCAACTGCGGTGCCATCATCGGTGATGGGCAGGATCACGCCGCCTGCTGTAGCAGACACGGTGAGAGCGCCGGTGGCAGCGGTGTAGCTGAGCACGTAGTAGGTCGTGCCGCCAGTGATGCCAGCGGGCAGGGTGCCGGTGCCGACACCGCCGGTTTGACCGTTCACCACGGAGAATTGGACTGGATCACCAACCTTGAAGTTGAGGAAGGTTTGCACCGTGATGACATCGGTGCTGGCGTTGACGTTCGCTTCACCGAACGTGCCGGAAGTACCGGCGGGCTTGTAGTAGAGAGCGCCGGACGTGCCGGACAGAACGGTGGTGGCCATAGGGCGTACCAGTGAGGGTTACGGGGCGGGCACTGCCCGGCTTAGTACAGGTTAGCGTCTATCCGCAACAGTAACTACGAAAGCACCGTTGCTGTATAGGGGGCTTCGATTCGACTTACAAACATCGGTGCTTCGTCCGTAGAAGAAAATGAAGGTCCGGTAATTTCGCCGACGCGGAAGTAAACACCAGTCGCGGTTTTTGCTGTGTTGTTGATGGTCTCCAGCACGTTCACGGCTGTGGTTACCAGGGTTTGGTTGCGGGCAGGACCACGGCCTTTTTCGGTGAAAATGCGGATGACGATGGCACCACGGGCATTGTCCATCGAGCCGACCAGCATGGGCTCGTTGGTTATACCGAAGGTGATGTTGACGCGGACGTACTCGGTTGTCGTATTGGGTGGTACGGCCGTGATGTTGTCGAAGTACACCGGCACAGCGGGGACCAGTGCGCCGAAAGCGGCAAGCAGGGGGTTCTCGGCGGCGGCCCGAATGGCTTGGTAGTTCATAACTTTACATTACGGAGAGCCGCGTCCATGTAAAGGCTGATGGATTTGTTGAGCTGGCCTCCTTGGATGTAGGTGCTGTACCAGTCGAGATCGGCGCTGCTTGTGCCTTTTCCTTCGCCGTTGCCGCTGAGGTCTCCTCTTTTGTGGGAACCAGTCGGACGTGAACCGGAACGGATTGTTTTTCCGCTTGCGGCAGCCGGATCTCTTTGCTGCTGGTTTGTAGGAGGTGAAAAACGGCCTTCCCTCAAATCCAGTGCGTAGTCTGCGTGGGAAGCTTTGTTTGCAATGTAGTATTTTACTTCAGGTTTGAACTTGTACTCGTCAACCGTAAGGATTGGTGCCAGTAAACGCTGTGGGGCGCCGGCAGCGCCACTGCCGCTAGATACTTTGCTGGCGCTGGCAATTTCCCAAGAATTTGCAAATTCGCCCGACCATGCCGGGCCTCTATCTTGTAGATCCCGGACGACTCCCTGTGCAGACTGGGCAACTCCAATGATGAAAGGAGCTAAAAACCCGGCTTCCAACTTTTCTGCGAGTTGTATAAAACCGTTGCGTCTTTTAGCCATTATTGGGGCCTCGCGATGATGGTGTGGAGGACTGGGTTGTCTCCACGGTAGGTTGTGACGCTCAGGATTTTGGCCTCGCGGGTGACGCCGGCTTGGGTGTACTGGATGCGGTCTGCCTCAGTGGGGTAGTACGTTCCAAGCTCGGTGTTGCCAAAGATGACTTTGATATCAGTTGTTTGGTACAGGCCCTCGGATTCGCGGGGGTTAAGGCGGACGATTAGGGCTTTTAGAGACACCTTGACGTCGGCGCCGTTGACTGTGCCAGTTGTTGGGTTGTAGACGCGGGGGGTGGTGGTTTTGATGTACGTGATGTCCTGGCCCCAGTCCTGGAGGAGGGGGCCGGGGATGGCGGCGAATGTCGTATCGACAAGGCTCATGTCAACCTCGGTACAGGCGGACGGCGTGGTTAGATGCGCCACCCATGCAGTACGGGCCTAGGTAGGTCTGGAGCCAGGGGTAGACGTCGAACACGTTGTTGACGACACCGCTGGTTTGTGAAGTTTTGTTGTACTTGACGCGGAGTTCGCCCAGCTCCACCTCGTCGTAGATGCCGGTAGTGCCGCTGGTGCCGGTGATCGAGTCGGTGTCGTTGGCGAAGGCGCGGGCCAGTTCGTAGGTGGCGACCTTGATGCCGTCCGGGATCAGCGTGCAGGCCAGGTCGATGCCGTCAACCGTGTAGTCCTCGCGGGGCCACTTCAGGGCCTGGGTTTCTGTGCAGCGGGCGCCGTAGAAACTCAAGGCGTCGATCCAGCGGGTGGCGGAGATAAGGGCCCGGTTTTTCTGGTCGTCGGTTTTGTTGACCCAGGTGCTGGAATCTGGGACTGTCTCGAAGTACGTGTTGGCAGCAGCCAGCGTGACGTACGAGTTCGCAGAGGTGCCTCCGAGAGTCGCGTCGATTGCTGCTGGCACGGCTAATACAGTCTTTGATTCAGTCTAGCTGTGTTGCGGTAGTTTCTTGATTTGGGCGGAGCACTCAGTAGGGCCGCGTGGTAGACATTCGCCCCAGTCATCTCAAGTTCGGCTTGGGCTTCGAGATGTTGGCCGTAGGGGACGTCAATGAACGTGCGGCGGTTATCCTGTAGTACGAAGAGACGCACCATGCTCATGCCTGCTCGCAAACAAGTGGACGCTGACACCAGCGTAGTGGCCAAACCTCCTTCTGTACTGCCTGGGAAGGAAGTAAGGAAACTGGAGGACGTGGCTGCCGAAATTCGGAGGCTGCGGGAAGACGAGAAGCTCTCCACGCAGGAAATTCACGAGATGCTCCAGGTCAGTTTTGATGTCATCAACCAACTGTTTTTGCAGTCGTACAAGATGACGATGAACACTGGCAGCGTGTTCGAGGCACAGGAAAAGATTCGCCTGGGTCTTTGATAGGCAAAAGAAAAGGCCCCCGTAATGGGGGCCCTTTTTGTAGCCGTGTTCAAGATCAGGCGTAAGCCGTGGTGTCGAACGGGGTGTTGACGAGCAGACGGGCCACAGGCACCATCTTGGTGGTGGAGAACACCAGGCTCCAGGAGGCGGTGGCGGCGAGGTTGCCGGCGCCACTGGTGTTGTCGGGGTTGTCGCCAGCGGCGGCCCACTTGGTGCCGGTGATGTGGTAACCGTAGTGGTAGTCCACAGCCAGCACGTCCTGCATGGACAGGATGTTGCGGTCGGCAGCGAGGCGCAGATCCTGTTGGATACCCTCAGAAACCACACCCGACTTGAAGAGGTACACGGGGTACTTCTTGGCGTGGGTGGCGGTGCCGCCGGTCAGAGCCACGAGCTGGTCGTCGATCACCACGCGGAGACCGGCGAAGTAAGCAGCCTCGGTTTGGGTCACGCCCACACCGCCGCCGCCCCAGACGACAGCGCCACCCGTGGACAGAGCCGAGGTGCTGAAGGTCAGCATCCCGATCTGTTGCAGGTAGTACGCCACGTTGGAGTGCATGGCGATTGCGTCGAACTCGTCGCCGCGCTCACCCAGCTTGGCCTTGGCAGCCACAACGTTGGCAACGTTCAGGAAGTTGGCCTCGGTCATGGAACCGGGGGCACCAGCGAACGACTTGTCGGTCTGGTTGGGGCCGAGGACGCCAGCGCCGGAGATACCGCCGAACAGACCCAGCAGTTGAGCGGCGAGGGTGCCGGTCTTCAGCTTGTTGATGGCGGCGGTCAGCTGGTTGCGGACGTGGGCCAAGGGGTCGGCGCCAGAGCCGAGCTTGCTGAGGTCGTCGGCTGCGTAAGCGAAGCCACGGTGCAGCAGGGTCATGATCTGCTCGTCGGCAGTCACGTTCTGAGGCACCAGGTAGCCGCCGCCGCCACCCCAGGTGTTGGTGCTGAGG